TTTCCTCTAACTTAGGAGCATTTGCAGCACTACCTGCTGCTATAAAAGGACCAGTTAGTGGTATATTAGCAGTTGTTAATACTATTATTAAATTACCAGTACCTCAAGCAATTGGTATCCCTCCAGGACCAGCCGGTGGTTTAATTATAGGTCTACCTACAGCATTTACTACAAACTTTGCTGATATACTTAACTTAATGAAGGAATTTGCCATTGCAATGTTAATTACAGCAGATTCTGTAGAAGGAGTTTTAAAGAGTGTAGCAAGCTCAACAGCAGCTATGAACGCTAAAGTAGCAGCAATAGCACCAACTGTAGCAGTTTGTGAGATATGTAATACTGCAAAAGCAAAACTTACTCCTCCTCAACTTCAAGCATTGGGTATAGTTGATGCAGACGGTAATAATGTTTTAGATGGATTCGGTGCTTCGGTATTAGAAGAAGAAAACACAGACTCTCCTAAATCTAAAGTAGAGAAAGACTTAGCAAAGAAGGTAGGATTAGCAGCAGTTGCTTTGAAAGGAAGTAAGAGTTTAGGAGATTTTCCTAATAAGGGAGCTAAGTTAAATGTGATGAAAGAAGGTGACGCTTTTAGACTACCTGCTGAAAAAAACGGAGATAAGGTAGTTAGTAAGTTTGCAGTCATACTAACAACAGGAGATATAAGTAAAGCAGGTGTTCCGGAGAAGAAGGTTAAAGTAGTAGAGTTAGATATTAACTCTAAAGGGTTAACCGGTCAAGCAAAAGCATTTAATCAAATAGATAATATACTTAAGAATATCTCAGATACTCTTTCAAAAACAGATACATCAGACGGTAAACTAAAAGATAGTAAATCTAATGATAACCAGAAAAATAAATCAGGTAATAGGTTAAATGAATTTGATAATTTTTCTAAAGACAAAAATATTGATCCTAACTCTTCTGATGCTTCTAATGGAATTAGAGAAAGCATTGGGAAGATTCGTGGGAACATAACGAACTCTATACCGGTAGACGTACTTAAAGAGCTTAAAGATGAATTATCAAAATTAAACTCACCGTTTATAGAGAAAGAATCAAAAGGAGCAGAGGAATCTAGTGATACTTTTTATAAAGGATTTAACTTAAAGATTCAAAGAACACCTGAATCCCCAGTCTTAGCGCCAAGGCATTTTGCTTCGGCTTCAAAGAATGGAATGATAGTAATAAAAGGACCTAATTCCTACAGTTCTTCAAAAGAAGTACTTTTAGAAGAAATAAAATTTAGAATAGACAATCAACTTTCTTAACTTAACTATTTATATATATGAAACTCGATCAATTAAGGACAATTATACGAGAAGAAGTTAGAGCAGCGTTTAAGGAAGAGTTACAAGAAGTATTAACTGAAGCAGTTAAAATAGCTAGTAACCCTAAACAAACGTTCTATAGCGGACCTACTCAAGCAGTAAACACTACTAAACCGGTAGCTAGCAGGCATACCCCTGTTAAAACAAATAATAATACATTAGATGAAATGCTTTCGATGACTAAAGCTGGAATGACACCAACTGAATACAACAACATAATTGGTTCAGCCCCTCCTTCAACATCAGCAAAGATGGCATCTCAATTAGGAATGCAAGATAGAGCACTACCTGGAATAGATATTTCACAGTTAGACTTTGTAGGTAAAGCAAAAGAGGTGCTAGATGCATCTTATAAAAAAGATAGAGTAAGAATACAGTAATATGGCATTTGAAGTTAGAAAAATAAACCCTTTAGATTTACAACCTAGAAAAGCAGTTGGGATAAACTTACCGTTTTCCAGTAAGACAGCGTTTAGTTCTAACTATCAAACTAAAGATGCTATTAAGAACAACCTTATTAACTATTTCCTAACTGGTAGAAATGAAAGATATTTAAATCCATTATTTGGATTTGGACTTAGAAGCGAGTTATTTGAAAATATTACAGAAACAAAATTGGACGCACTCGATGCTAAAGCAAGAGAAGCTTTAAGAGTTTACTTTCCAAAAGTTTTACCAAGAGAAATAAAATTAACATCAGACCCTGATATGAATACAGTTGGATTCTATCTTGCATACTCTATTGCTGATACAGGAATTGATGATGAATTGTTAATAAACGTATCAACATAATGGCAGAGACTAGAGACATAAAATATATAAATAAGAACTTTGACGACTTTAGAAGTCAGTTAGTTGAGTATGCTAAGTCATACTTTCCTGATTCTTATAATGACTTTTCACCAACATCACCAGGATTGATGTTAATAGAAATGGCTTCCTACGTTGGGGACGTAATGTCCTTTTATCAAGATACACAATTACAGGAAACCTTTCTTCAACACGCTAAGAACCCTGCTAATCTATATTCTTTAGCTTATATGATGGGGTACCGTCCTAAGGCTACAAACGTAGCTGAAGTTGAATTAACTATAACACAGAATGTTGATGCAATAGGACCTAAAGCTAAACCGGATTTTGATCAAGCTATTACTATTGCTGAAAACAGCACAATAAAGTCTACAACACAAGACCAGACTACATTCTTAATGACTAACAAAGTTGATTTTAACTTTTCTAGCTCATATGATCCTACTGAAATTACAGTAAGTGCATTGACAGACGGTCAACCTTCTGAATTCCTTCTTAAGAAAACAACAAAAGCATTTTCAGGTAAAGTAAAATCTATACAAGAATCATTTACAACATCAGAAAAATTCGCTACACTTTCAATAGAGGAAGCAGATATAGTAGGCATATTAGATATAACAGATAGCGACGGTAACTTATGGTATGAAGTTCCATTCTTAGGACAGGATACAGTATTTGTAGGAGAAAAAAATATAACAGAAGATAAAGCTCTAGCACCTAATGTACTTAAATTAAAAAGAGTACCAAGAAGGTTTGTAACAAGACTAACCTCAACAGGTGTTTTACAAATACAATTTGGAGCAGGTATAAGCACAGAAAATAACGAAGAATTTTTACCTGACCCTAACACCATAGCATACCAAACAAGAGGTGAATTACCTAGACTCGATGTAGCTTATGATCCATCTAATTTCTTATTTACAAAATCATACGGATTAGCACCCTCTAATACAACTTTAACTATTAGGTATATTGTAGGAGGAGGAGTAAAAGCAAACGCTCCTGCTAACACGATAAATTCTATAGATGTAATTACAGCATCAGCAAATGATTCATCTAAAGTTTCATCGTTAGTATTTAACAACCTAACTCCTGCTCTAGGAGGAAGAGATGGAGATACTGTAGAAGAGTTAAGAGAGAACAGTATAAGATCTTATGCAGAACAAAAAAGAGTTGTAACACTCCAAGATTATGCAGTTAGATCTTTATCTTTACCGCCACAGTACGGCTCTATAGCTAAGATATATGCAACACAAGACCATACAGAGTCTAGTAGTAAATCTGCTTTAGGAATGAATAGTTTAGCATTAGCACTATATGTACTTGCGTATGATAACAACGGACATTTAGTTCCTGCATCTAAAACACTAAAAGATAATATTAAAGGATATTTATCTGAGTATATGATGCTTACTGACGCAGTTGATTTAAAAGACGCTTTTGTAGTTAATATTGGAATTAAGTTTGAAATTATAACACTTCCTAATTTTCAATCAAGAGATGTACTATTAAAATGTACAGAAAAACTGAAGTCATTGTTTGCTAAAGATAAATTAACAATAAACCAACCTATTAACATATCATCACTCTATACTCAATTAGATAGAATACCAGGAGTACAGACAGTGAAGAGTATAAAACTAGACAATAAAGCAGGAGGTAAGTACAGTGAATACGGATACGATACAAGAGGAGCAACAAGAAACAATGTTCTCTACCCTTCTTACGACCCTTGTTGTTTTGAAGTTAAGTTTCCTAATAATGATATAGAAGGTAGAGTAACAACATTATAGAATGGCAATATATAGAATTTACCCAGAAAAAGACGCAACAGTACTTAGTAAACCTAATGTAGCAGGAGTATATGGAAATGCTGGATTAGATGAAATATTAGAACTTCGTTCATACCCTGATGATGATGGAATAGGACGTTCAAGCCGGATACTAATTAAATTTTCAGATGATGATATTTCTAATGCATTGTCTTCAAAGATATCCGGCTCCTATTCTGCCTCATTACATATGTATTTAGCAGATGCAGCTCAACTACCTACAGCATATACTGTAGAAACTAGCCCAATAAGTAAACCATGGATACAAGGTACCGGTAAAATTGGGGATACCCCTATTAATACTTCCGGAGTATCATGGACAGTAACTGGCGGCTCAACATTATGGAATACACCAGGATGTGATTTCTTAGAAGGTTCTAAAACTACATCACAGTTATTTTCTCTTACAGCTGATTTAGATATTAATTTAGATGTTACTGGGTTTATAAATTCTGTAGAAAGTAAAGAGATAGATAATCACGGACTCATAGTTAAGTTTAATGATAATCAAGAAAATGAAACTACATCTTCAATTAATTTAAAATACTTTGGTAGTAATAGTAGTACAATTTTCCCTCCTTACTTAGAGTTTAAATGGGAGGATAGTAAATATGACAGCGAACTTACTGAACTT